TTGGAGCTTGGACCTAATGCAGGTAAGATAACACTACATACATTGAACAGCCAGAATGTGACTGTGATTATCAGTGATAGCTTCCCACAAAGAGTTATGGGATACAAGTACTTTGACATGGGATTTGACGGTACATTCACTACAGAGGAAATCATCCACATTAAGTACTTCAATCCATTAGTGGTTAATGGTCTAAGATGGAGAGGATTGAGTCCACTACAGGTACTTAGCAAAAGACTAACAAGACTTAATGCCGGTATGGATGCATCGGTAGCACAGATGCAGAACGGTGGTGTACCAGGTATAGTGTATGAGAAGAGTGACTTTGCTATAGAGTCTTTAGGGCAGAGGAAGAATGACTTTGCAAGTTATCTAAGGAACAGCAGTAATAAGGGGGCACCATACTTTGCTGCAGGTGAGATGGGATACTTACAGATGGGATTGTCATTAGCTGACTTAGATGTATCAACACTTAGTGGTGTGGACTTCACTAAGCTTTGCAATGCATACAAACTACCTGAGGTACTATTAAACAATCAAGATAGTTCTACGTTTAACAATGTATCAGCAGCTGAGAAGATGCTGTACACTAATTCAATCCTTCCTAATATCTATTTGTTTAGAGATGCATTAATCAATAGCATTCTACCGATGTACAATGATGGGATAAAAAGAACGATTGAGATAGACTTATCAGAGATACCTGCATTGCAATCAGACATGAAGATACAAGCTGATGCATTATCAGCCATGTGGTGGATAACACCAAATGAGAAGAGAGACATACAAGACTTTGAGGAGTTGGATGAACCATTAATGAATCAGATATTAATAGACAGTGGTAAAATATTGTTAACTGACTTAGGGGCAGTACCTGATGTCACAGCACCAGGTGAGTAATGGATGGCAAAAGTATAGAGGAGGTAGTGAGCATTATAGAGAAGAAGATAATGTTCTTAATGTTGGAACATCTGCCTGATCCATCATGTCCTAGAAAGAGGCAGCAGAACGAATGGAAGAAAGATAAAGTAAAGAAGTTACTATCACAAAGATTATATGACACAACAGGAACAGAATCAACAGTGGTATAAGTGGAACAGGTTCCAACAGAAGTACGAGAAGTACTTTGAGAAGAAGTTTGTGAAAGCATTACACATACAATTAGCAGCATACATAAAGACTAGAGATGTCATGGCCATTCCTTCCTATCCATTGTGGGCAGTGCTGAATGAGTTATATCTAAAGGTAGGTCCAGCATGGGCAAACATTACAAGGATACAAACTAAGAAAGCAATAGGACAGATGGGATTTAATGAGGAGATAGTAAGGCTGATGAGACAATACTATGGCATAAATCTTATGAATGATGCTGAGCTTATGACAGCATATAGCAGAGAGGTGATAGCTGATGTGTTAAGTCTAGCTGCTGAGACTGGAGCTTCTATTGATGACATTGTTAAGAGCTTACTCACCAATCCTGAGTTCAATGCTATGAGAGCAAGAAGGATAGCAAGAACAGAGACGGTGACAGCTGCCAATGGTGCAGCAATGATATATGCTCAGCAGAGTGGCAATGTGATGGAGAAGATATGGATAGCTGTTAAGGATAAGAGGACAAGGCATAATCATAAGATGATTGATGGCACAACATTACCAATAGATGTACCTTTTGACTTTAAGGCTAAGTTCAAAGGTGGTGGTTATATCGATGTTCAGATGATGCAACCGGGTGCAAGATTTCAGCCTAATGGTCTGAAGGTACCAGGTACTGAGGTAATCAACTGTAGATGTACGGTAGCTTTCCAAGCAAAAAGAGATGCTGCAGGGAGAATAGTTAGGAGATAAATATTTTTTTATATTATTAACCAAAATAGTTAACTTTATATCGTGGGAGAAATATTCAATATTAAGACGGAAGTATTAAGTGCAGAGATCATGGACATGAATCCTAAGCAAGGGATAGTGACAGGATACTTTAGCAAGTTTAATAATGTAGATGCTGATGGTGATATAATAAGACCAGGTGCCTTTGCAAAGACAATATCTGAGCAAGGTCCTAATTCTGCATTGCCTAGAATTAAACATCTTATGAATCATGAACCATCACAACCGTTAGGTAAGTTATTATCATTAACGGAAGATAGTTATGGCTTAGCTTATGAGTCACAGATAGGCAGTCATGAAGGTGGAGAAGATTTCATTAAGATGATTGAGAGTGGACTAATCACAGAGCATTCTATAGGGTTTAAAATAATTAAGAGAAACCAAATCCAATCCTATGAAAGCTATCTTCGTAATCCTGCTGCAGGTCAGTTTGAGATTACAGAGATAAAGTTATATGAAGGTAGTTCTCTTACAGCATGGGGAGCAAATCCACTTACACCAATCACATCACTTAAGAGTGAAGTAGAGGTGGATAGGATAATAAAGCAACAGGCAGCCATTGAGAAGTTCTGCCGTAAGACAGATGCAACAGATGATACTATTCAGATGTTGTTATTGCACAGTAAACAATTAGCACAATTCATCTTAGATATAAAGAGTAATACTGAACCAGTGAAAGCTATTCAGCCATCAGAAAGTATTATCGATGTTATTCGTGAATTTAATCATAAAATAAAATTATAAAAATGGATAAAACCTTATTAATGACTGAGCTTGAAGGATTAAAAAGTACCCTTGAAGTATCAATCAACGAAAAAACTAAAGGTGAAATAGCCGAGCAATTAAAAGCAGCAGTAGCTGAATTAGATGCTAAGATTACATCTTTGACTAACAATGATTCAGCTGAAGCTGTTAAAGCAATCACTGAAGAATTTAACACATTAAAAGCTGATCAGGTTTCTTTATTAAAAGGCTTTGATTTGCTACAAACAAGAGTAAAAACAAGCAAAAAAGATACTACTATGGAAAACAATAGTTTCGGTGAAGTATTTGCAGCAGGTTTAAAAGAAAATGCAGCTGCATTAGAAACACTTAAAAAAGGTCAGTCAGTTAAGATTGATATGAAAGAAGTAAAAGACATGTCATTAATCGGTAATCTTACTGGTGATGGTACAGCGTCTTATTCTGCTCGTCAGGCAGTTCTTCCTGCTCAGAAGATTAACTTTAGAGACTTAGTTCCTACAACTGTATCTCCAACTGGACTTTATGTTCAATATCGTGAGACTGGTGCAACTGGTACTATTGGAGTTCAAACTGAAGGAGATCCTAAATCACAAGTTGATTATGATTTCACAGAAATTAAAGTTGTTGAGAATTACATTGCAGGATTCAGCAGATTTACTAAGCAAATGGCTAAGCAATTACCATATATGCAAGGTACTCTTCCTCGTATCATGACTCGTGATTTCTACAAAGCTGAGAACAGTTCTTTCTTTACTACTGTTTCTACTGGTGCAACTGGTGTTAATACAACTTCAGGAGCAAACATCGTTGAAATAATCATGGACTTGATAGCTAACCAGAATGCTGCAAACTTCAGTGCTTCTTTTGCAATCGTTCATCCAGTTACTTTAGCTGCTATCAACAAAGTATTGTTGACTAACGGTTATTATCCTGGAGCTGCAGGTATTAGTTCTGTAGCTAATGGTTCATTGGCAATCAGTGGTACTCCAGTTATTGCTGCATCATGGGCAGTAGCAGGTAATGTACTTATCTTAGATGCTGATTATTGTGAAAGAGTTGAGACTGAAGGTTTAAATGTACAGTTTGCAATGGAAGATGGAGATAATTTCACAAAGAACCAAATCACTGCTCGTATAGAGTGTCAAGAAGAGATTAACTTGATGTTACCTGCTTCTGCGATCTACTATATCGATTAATATTAGTGTTGTGTTTGGGATGTAGATAATGAAGGCCTCCTCCTTATGGAGGGGGCTTTTTTAAAATATATAATTTATGGTTTCTTACAATTCAGTCTTAGACTTTCAGTTCAATGATACGGTCATTGATGAACCAGTTACTCTTACAGAGGCAAAGAATTTCTGCAAGATAGACATCGGTACAGATGATGACTTATTGATAGCTTTAATTACAGCTGCAAGACAGCAGTGTGAAGCTTATACTGGAGTTGGGTTTGTAGAACATTCAGCCGTTGCTATACTTGATAATTGTAATGGTGGTATTTATCTTCCTTATGGTCCTACTGGTGCAATTAACCAGGTGACTAATTGGCAAGGCACAGTACTTGTCTTAGATAGTACTTATACATTATCAGGTAATGAGTTTAAGAGAATGCTTACTCCTAG